ACATAATTCTTTACCAGATATATATTTATTCTCCTCTTACATTGCCTTTGCAATCGACTTAACCTGGTTATCAAGCCATTTTATAACCAGACGTTTCTTAGCAAGATTCAAACCTTTTTCAATTTCAAATTCATCATCTTTACAACAGGTAGCTTCTGCTTTAAATGCTCCACATTTAATCTGAACTTTCTTTTCATTAGTTCGATAAAGATAGTTACATCTTACATCTTTGCCATTAATATCTGTAAACCTAATTTCATTTAAGTACCACTTAGTCCAAGTCCTCTTTACGGGTGTCTCAACCTTTTCAAAATACTTTTCATACTCGTCATATGACATACAACCAAGATGGCAACCACCGAACTTAAAGCAGATTACTCCACCTTCCTGAATATCAGTCACTTCACAAATCTCACCAATGTTATCAAAAACACCCATCTTCTTAACTAATTTAATTCGATCACCTTTAATCATGCTGCTTTATCCTCCTTATTCGCAAATTTTTTGTTAAATGCATCAATAGCTTTCTGATCCTCTGCTGTTACGTCATCATTAAATCTTCGTCTAGCCTGTACGATATGATTATTTCTTACTTCAATCGTTACCAAACTCTCATCTGGTTTATTCTTCTTTCTCAAGAAAAGAATGTGGCACTTACCGTCAATAACCTTATCTATGTATGAAGCTACGCAGTTGTTTTGTGAGGCAGCCTCATCCTTTATGTCCTGTGTAGAATCTGGATAAATGAATATGTAATCACCAAAAGAGCATTCGTACTGTTTATTTATTCTCTTTTTAAATAACTCTTCTGAGAACTCTTTCTTCATTCGATTGTAATTTCTACAAGCAATTCTATGTGTAGTAAGAAAATGTCTTGGATACTTGTCATACTTTGGACTAAGCTGATTCATCATATCAGCATAGTCGTACAATTCACGAATTAAGAAACCCATATCTTCAACTGCTTCAAATGTCTTAATTCTATCCAGATACAGCCATAAATCCTTTGCATTATATCCAAATTCATTCACTAATTTATTGAAAAATGAATAATAAATACAAGCACCATCAACTCTATCCCATGTTTCTGTATTCCAAACGATATAAATATCATCAGAATCTAAACTTAGATAATCCAAGTTATAAGCTATGTAATGTGCATCTTGATTTTCTTTATAATACTTAACAGTATTGTTGGATAATTTAATGGGATATTTACGACATAATTTGATTAGAGATTTTGGAATCTCATTTATAGAATACTTGAACCGATAACCATCTTTGATAATGTCATCAAATCCTGCTGAGAAGATTTGTTCAAATCTATCATATCTTGGAACTCTATCAAGAATTGTTCCTATGTTGCTTATTGAATATGAGTATGTTTCTGAATTTCTAATAAATCGTAAAAACTTTGCATATTTCTCATCATCACAACAATCAAATAACTCATTTAAAGTAAAACCACTTAGTTGACTACATAGATTTTTTACTGGTTTACCCTTAATCCCAATGGCAGTCTTTGTTGCAAAATCATATTTTACAGTGCGTCCATCTTCATAATCGAAAATAAGATACTGTTTATCTTTATATACTCTCGTTTATATCACTCCTATCTTCTAAAATTTCCGTAAGAAACGAATCTTTACTTCGGTTCTTCCTCTTCCTTAAATCTATTGAATACTTTGTTGTGAATATAATTTCTAATATCTACATAACATTCAGAACACAAATCTCGTACTTCCACCTTTTTCTTATCATGATATCCTCTATCAACGAAGTCTGATAGAAAGACATCAAACGTATCGTCTTTAATTTCATAACAGTCTTCACAATACTTACCACAAACATCACATTTATATGCTCTCATCTACTCACCTCACAATTACTTATTCTCTTATTGGCTCAACCCTATATCGTTCATTCCAATCTTCTCTTTCCTTTAATAACGGAATCCAAGGACAGTGTAGATTTTCAGATTCAGTTCCTATCAAATCATCTTGATCACAACCAAGATACTCTCTACGACCACAGTTAGGGCAAACTACTTCATATTCAGGAACTTTATATTTGAAACTACAATAGTTAGGAAATACCATCTGAATATTCCAATCATCCTTTGATTCAACTTCATATACACAGTTACAGCATTTACATACAAACTGAATATTTTTGCCGAAATAATTACCTGCTATAATCTTCATATTTACTCCAATCAATCTCTACATACTGCTTAAAACAAGGATAATATGTAGTTGTTCCTGTCTGTTCCTTACACCAATCATCCAATATATCTTGCAAACTACCAATATCGCATTGTTCATAAGCATCTTCATGCAGATCTTCACAAGCATTATCAACTACATTATCAGCATCAATATAAATCTTCTCTACACTACATACCCATAATCGTACAGGTCTTTCATTATCATCTTCTTCATGATTACATGCATAATCGTCAAAGAAATCGTCAACTGTATCGTAATACTCGTCAAATTCCTCACAGTAAAGCATTGTGTCTACATCTTTTTCGTCAACTGGAACTGCTTTAGAAACTTTCTCATTCCACTTCTTTATTCTCTCCTCTTCATCGGCTTTCTTCTGTCCTTCGCAGCCGCAATGCATATACGCTTGATTTACATAGGGTTGTCCACAATAAGGACATAACCTCTGTACACCATTAAAACAACTTCCACAAAACGAAAGTGCTTGATGTTTATATGGGAAGGGTTCTCGTTTCGCAGCTTCGGACTTGTCACCTTTGATTCCATAAATATTGTTTTCAATGATCATACCAAGACCATTACAGACAGGACAGATTCTTTCATGTTCTGTCAGATCCTTGATAAGAATTTTAGGAAAAGATTTCTGAATTGCTTCATGAAGATTTACTTCTTCTCTACGTGTTAAATTATCCATAATGTTATTCTCCACTATTCCTGTTCAATCTATCAATTTTATCTTTTTCGCTATCAGCTCTATTGAATGGAATAACTCTTCCGTCCTCAATGCAAGTAATCATTACGACATTTGCTTTATTGTCTATTGCATCAAATTGTTCTTTGTGAACTCTAACTGTTCTTATTGAACTAAAATCTACTGTAAAAGACATATAATACCTCCAATCTGTCCAAAGGAAAGAAAAATTTCCTTCTAATCTAACCACGTATTATCCAAATAGTAGAACCCAAATACCATTCCACCGATTAAAATAATCCAAAAGATCCAGAAAATAATAATTGGAAAATCAGATTCTAGCCTTTCTATCGTCTCGTCAATAGTCGAATTATTATAAAATGATGTGTTATCAGAAATGGTTTTATCTCTCAAATCTGTAAAAATTGTTCCTTTATATTTAGTTCCAACACCATAATATTTATATCTTACATGACTTGACTCCTTAATTGTGTCAATATAATCAGTACCAGGTAAATCAATCTTATTACTTGCGAAATTCACACCACAAAATGATACTTCCTTGCACTTAATATCTTCACTTCCAACTCTATCCCAAGTCCAATATGTTTCTGTTGTAGTATACGAATGTCCTTTGCCATCGGTATGAGTAACAGTTCTTGTATGCATTGTGTATCGCTCTTTGACTTTTTCTACATACATATATTCTCCACCAATTTCAGGATATGTAACTGTATCTACTGCTTTCAAATCACCATATACAAACGCATTACCAACATTTATATCCATTCCATATTGGAACATTTCTTGACTTTCTATCTTAACAGCCTTGTTGTAAATTTCATTTTCATCCATTTGGTGTTCTGAAATCTTGGAAGAAATCAGAATACCAAACAGAATCATAACTGCAATGATAGAAATACTAGCCAAGATTTCACGTTTTGTTATTTTAAAATCACCAAAATCAAAACCTTTTCTACCATATCTCATAGACTAATCCTCTTTAAACAAATCCTGTGGAGCATCAACTGGCGCATTGTAATCCAAATACTCATATTCCTGTACTTCATATCCAAGAAATCCAAGAAACTGTCTTGTAGGGAACTTTCTCACATATCGCTTATATTCCTTAATCTGTTTATTGTAATTGCTGCGATACTCTGCAATCATATTCTCTGTCATAGATAACTCATTCATAAGAGTCTTATAGTTCTCATTGGACTTCAATTCAGGATATGCTTCTGCAACTGCTGTAATAGCTGTTGTTACATTCTCAATATCTCCTGTTGATCCACGACCATCTGCAACTGCTGTCAATGTATCAGCTTCATGTTTGTCATACTGTTTTACGCAATCAGCAAGGTTATATACAAGGTCAACTCTTCGTTTTTCCTGTACCTTAATATCTGATGACGCTGTATTTACCTGCTCCTCAAGTGCAATAGCTTTATTCTGCGAACTCTGTACACCAAATACAATCATCAAAATAACTGCTAATACTCCTACGCCAATAATTACTGGCACTTTCCAATTTGTGTTCTTCATTTTAATCTCCTTTATATGTAAT